ACAAGCATCAGGCTGAGAAATTCTCCATGTATAACGATAAGTTCCGTCAACAATATAAACGTTAATACCGTTATCTGTAATGCCTACTTGACCTGTACCGCTATTTAAAATACCAATTACATAAGGCGCATAAGAAGAATCCATTGCATAAACATATTGACCGCAAACTGCAATCATATATGTGCCACCAGCTAATGTTCTCATTCCCCTAACAGGGGATTGCGCTGATAACGCTACAATTGAAGTAAGACCAGGAGTAGGATATAAAGCAACAACGCCTCTTGAACCTTGAGCTTTAGATGGATCAATCTCAGGCCGCCAATTTATACACTCTTGGCTGTCTTGATACAAAGATGGTGCTTCATAACTAGCCCCAACAAAACCAAAATCTGCCATTTATTTAACATCCTTATACGCTTCGCCATCACGGATTCTTCTAATTGTAGATTCTCCCACGCCATATTCTCTTGCAAGCATAGCAATATTCCTATATCCGACACGTTGACGAATTTCTAATACTTTATCTAAAGATAAAATACGTTTTGCAACAATTGGTTTGCCAAGTTTTGCTGCGCTCATTTTTTGTTTAGATTCTTCTGATACTTTTTTTCCAAGTTTATTTTTATTGCCAATACGAGCATAAGACATTTGTTCGCAAGATTCTTTAGTATGCTTTTTTCCTTTAAAAGTCATTCCCCAAGAAGATGCGCCATTTTTATTGCCTTTAAGGCTGGCTTTATGTTCTTCTGTGTGTTTATAACCAGATGCACCTTCGCCACCATCTGTGGCATTTACTAATTTAATCCCACGCCTGCGGTAAACATCAATGGCTTCCATTTCAGCAAGAAAGGCCAATTCTTCATCTAAATTTTGTGCAATATGTTCTGCAATAAATCCATGTTTAGCAACTACACGATGCCAATATTCATTACGACCTTTGCTTTGATTTAAGCGTGTGCCTTTGCCTTTGCCAACATAGAATATTTCGTTGGAGTCAGCTTTGCGGTGTTGATATATATAAAATGTCATGGGCTAATTATGCACCACTCAAGATCGAACCTTAGCGGAAGAAGCCCCCTGAAAGTATAAAACCTGCGTCCTTTTGGCGTGAAGCTAACATAGCATCAGCAAAACGAGCAGATTGAACTGGGCGCATATTAGTGCGTTTAACTGTTGCTTTAGCTTGTGCTGCAAAGCCATTAATCATTGTTATTTGTGTTGCTGAAGCCTTGCCATACATAGGCATTAAACGTTCTGCCAAACACCATCTGAGTGCCATTGTGTAGCCTTGTGGCAAATTAATATCATCATAAATGGTGGTAAATTCGCTAAAAATATTATCAGCAAATATGTGCATTTCACCTTGCGATGGATTGGGCCATACAAAGATGTTACCTAGTGTTTCTGTAGGTTGGTAGTAAAGAGCTTTAGGCCAAGGCCCATTTAAAGTCTTTAAACCAATCATTTGGTAATCTTCTACGTTTAAGATTGAAATTGGATAATCTAAACCACCATTAACAATAGGTATGCCATTAGAGTTTGTATTGATACGCACAAACGCTGAATTAATGGTTAATGGGCGTTGATAGTAGCCTGTAAACGTCAAACTAGATAAGCTCTGTGGAATATTAACTAGATATGTTCCTACTTCGTTTACGTTGCCACCTGCACCTGTTAAAAACTGAACAATCTTAGTACCAGCAGTTACGCCTAACCCTGTAATAGTTTGACCTATTGATATACCGCCTGAGTTAATTGCAGTAATAGTTAAAATATTGCCTGCAATTGAGCCTACAAAACTACAACCGATTTGACCACCTGGGCCGATAGTATATTGAGTTTGTCCTGCTGTAATAGGAAAGATGATTTCATTTTTATAAAAAACCATCATATCTTCATTAGACCATTGCCCAACCATATCATTGAGCATATCAAAAGCATCTTGGACTGCATCAGCAGATGGTGTTTCACCAGCTTCTAATGCGCCAATATCTTTTAAAGCACGACTGATAATGTCTAAGGCTTTAGCCATAATTAGATACCTACTTTAGCGTTCAAAGCTGTAATTTGTGCTGCTTGTGCATCTACTTTTGCGGATAACTCTTTAACTGCGTTTACCAATAACCAAGTGATTTCAGTAGCGTCAAACTGTTTAACATCAGTATTTAATTCATCAGTTGGATTTAGTTTTACTGAATAAGTGCTTACAGTATTAGGCAATACAGTTTGAATTTCGTCAGCAATAACACCTAGACCAGCTTGACCTTTGTTTGTATGGGCTAAACCATTGTAAGTCCATGTCTTAGGGTTTACCTGTAGGATTTTTTCTAAACCATCTGTAAATGGCTGAATGTTATCTTTTAGACGAATATCAGATGGATTGCTCCAAGTTGTGCCTGTTGTTTTTTGTGCAATAGGGCCATTAATAATAATATCGCCTGAACCATCAAGTTTTAATGAGCCAGCACCATTACACAAAATCTCTGTATAACCAGCGTTGATGTCCATACCAAAACCAGCAGTAGAACCAATTTGTAATCCTGTTGTAGCTACAACTGTGCCTGAACAAGATAGACCGCCACAGCTAACTACGCTTGAAAATGTTGCGCTGCTTAAACTTGCAGTAGAAATAGCAGTAGCAGGGGATGTTGATGCCCAACCAGAGCCTGTAGAGGTTAAGAAATTGCCTGAAGAACCTGTAGAAGTTAATCCTGTGCCACCGCTTGAATATAGTAAAGTACCGCCTAAAACTACGTTTCCTGAAGCTGGGGTGCTAGGTGTTAAACCTGTAGAACCACCTGAAACAGTAGTTACTGCGCCACCACCACCGCCTGAGAATGTAAGTGTTCCTTGAACTGTTAAGTTTTTAGGAATGGTAATGTTTTGTGAAGCATCAATGTATAAAGCAGATTGACCGCCTGTTTGCAGTTGTAAAGTGCCGCTAGAATCTGCTGTTTCAACAATACCAGCAGAAGAAGCGTTAATAGTAGATGACATGGTTATAGTCCTATATTTGGTTTAAAGGTTGGTTTAACCCACGGCAAAATGCTTTTTTCGCTATTTAATGCTTGCAATTGCTGTTCTAGGTTAGATTTTATGATATTTGAGCCATCTTTACTAGCTTCTTCTTCAATCCATTGAACAACAAAGCGTTCTTCTAGCTCATTAAATGGTACTTTGTTGCGAGGCTCTAAAAATGTCCATTCGCCCTGAGTTTCTACTGTGTTTTTATCATCAGATAAAGATACAAAATAATGCGCTGCAATCAACGCATCATTCTCAACAGTAATATCGGTAATTTTCCATTCCATTAGTTTGACCAAGTTGCAGTAGGGGCAGTAGGGAATGTAGCAGGAGTTGTAGGAGGATTTACACCAATAGCTCTTACTTGACTACGGTATGCCAAGAAAGCTGCTTGATTAGTCAAGTATGGATTAGATACTGCTGAGTTAGCAACATCAGGAATAGATGTCCAATCAGTAGCAGCTAATAATTGTTGTGCTGTAGCTGAGTTTTGAGCTTGAATTTGCTGACCTTCCCATACAGGATAAGCGGCATCAAGTTGCGCTTGGTTCGGCTCTGCACCTAACTTATCTGTATTCCAAGATAGGATTTGATTAGCTTGTCCTTCAGGCTGACCAGTTTGGTAGTCACCAGCGGTATAAGCGATTTTGTTTACTGATAAGTAAGCAATGATTTCTGAGTTTAAGTCTGCCATGATGTTTCCTTAATTAAGATGAGATGCCGTAAAGAGATGCTGTGCCAGAGGTAATGTTTCCTGCTGTTGGGTACATTTTAAATGCTGTATAAGGTCCTGAAGTTGAATACTGAACACCACCACCACTAGAATTTATTTGTGATGCTTGACTTAAAGAAGCATATTGAGCAACACCTTCTAAAGAAAAATATTGAGTTAAAAATCCATTTAAAGTTGCGCTTCCATTTACACCAGCAGTATCTCCTGTAAATGCTCCAGAAGCAGAAATTCCAGCGGGAGTTAAGGTTAAATAACCATACCCAGTTCCTTGAATAGTGTTTGCACCACCAGCGGATTGATACAAAATAGACTGACCATAATTAGATGTTAAATATGTTGGTCCAGCGCCAGTTCCTACTTGCATGTAAATTTTAGCGTTTGCTGAACTAATTTGCAAATTATCAAAAATTAATAAATAATTATTATATCCACTAAGTCCAGTCCAATGTAAATCTGCGCTAGAAGAAGCAGTTAATGTACTAATCAAAGTCATAGCTCCAGCACTAGGAGTAGACCAAGTTGGAGTACCTGTACCAGCACTTGTTAATACTTGACCTGATGTTCCTGCAGAAGTAAATGAAGTTGTACCACTTCCAGTTTGAAAAGGAATTACACCAGCAGAACCACCTGATAAATTATTAGCGGAAGTTGCTGTAGGAGCAGAGCTTACCCAAGATGTTCCGTTTGAAGTCAAAACATTACCGCTTGCACCTGGGCTTGTTAATCCAGTGCCGCCATATCCTGCCGCTAATGCGTTTGTAGGAGTAAGGCTAGTAGTCGTTAAAGCGCCTGTAGAAGGGTTAAATTGCAGTTTAGTAGATGAAGTATATTCACCTGTAATTGTGCCGCTTGTAGCACTTGTCAGCGTTAAATAACGAGTCGCATTAGTAGTTGTGTCATCAGTAATTGTGATGCCTGATGTAACTGTAGTCCAAGTAGGGGCTGCTGCGCTACCGCCTGATGTTAATACTTGACCGCTTGTGCCGTAACCTGTTGTGCCACTTAATGCAGGGGTTGTGCCTAAGTTTGTAGATAAACCAATAGCACCTGAAGCATTGATTACATGGGCAGATTGACCTGTTGTACCCCAAGCAAAATAGGTTTTATAACCATTGCCAGAGCCTATGGATATGTCACCATCATGGCCTGAGTAATAAATGCCATTGTTAATACTAAAGAAATCGCTAGGGGTAGATGCGCTAAATACTGAGGAATTCATACCAAACTCGCCATAATATGTAGAGTCTGTGCCTAGATCATTGCTTAATACATAGTTTGTAGATGCGCCAGCCGTATTTGATTTGTTTTGCAACAAAAACTGTAAATAATTACCTGATATAGTTGCACCACTAGCAAAAGAAGCATTAGAAGCATTAAACGATAAAACAGGTGTAGTGCTAGTAGTTGAGCTTAAAGAGGCATAAGTAAATGCACCTGTTGAAGCTGTTGTAGCACCGATAGATACACCATTTAAAGCGCTAACAGTAGTGCCTAAAGCAGCAGCAGTAGAACCAAAAGTAATAGAACTATTAGTAAGCTGACTGTTTGCAATGCTTCCTAAAGTACCGCCTAAAGTAAGGTTTCCAGTAGAAGTTACTGTGCCTGTAAGAGTAATGCCATTAACTGTTCCTGTACCGCTTACTGATGTTACTGTGCCAGTTGTAGGAGTTGTCCAAGTAGGAGTTCCTGCGCCTGCGCTAGTTAATACTTGACCTGATGTACCTGTGGCAGTAAATGCTGTAGTGCTTGCGCCAGTTTGATAAGGTACTTGACCTGCTGCACCACCAGCTATATTTGTAGCGTTGGTAGCATTAGTTACGGCAGTTGTGCCGATTGCTGAAGCAATTTGTGAGCCTGTCGCTGCTGTAAATGCTGAAGTACCATTTCCGTAAGCAATACCACTTAAGCTAGTAACGCCAGTTCCGCCATACGGAACAGTAATAGTAGAGCCATTCCATGTACCAGCAGTTAGCGTACCAACGCCTGTAATACCTGTATATGAGCCGCTGATATAGCTAGAACCTACTGTACCGCTAGTGATTTGATTGCCATTAATAGCGATTGCTGTATTGCTTGCAGCAGTTAATTGACCTTGAGCGTTAACTGTATAAGTAGGAACGCTTGAAGCAGAGCCATAAGAACCTGCGGTTACTGCAGTATTGGTAATACTAAATGTTGAGCCAGATAATGTTAACCCTGTACCTGCTGTATATACACCTGACAAAGAGAAATTGCTCCATGTCATTGCAGTAGTGCCTAAAGTACCACCAGGTTGAGCTAGGTTATACCAAAGGCTTCCTGCTTGACCGCCACCATCTACAAAAATGATTGCGCCAACATATTGCGCCCAAGTAGTAGAACCAGGGGCATAAAACCAAGCACCGCTAGAAGCCACGTAAATGCCGTTTTGAGCAGCGTTTGTCTGATTCTTAACTAAGACTATGTTACCTGCCGCTAAAGCGACTGTATCAACTGTTTGAAGCCCTGATAGCGTAATGTTGGCTGTAGTTGCTGCTTGTGCAGGCTCTTTCCAACTAATACCTAAAGCAACTGTATCAACATACAGCTTATTAGCAATGTCTGTAGAGCTTGAAGGCGTTGTTGAAATCGTGCCTGTAGTTGTAGCTATATTAGTAAAAACCCCTGTACTAGGGGTTGTAGCACCAATAGTTGTACTATTAATCGTACTATTTGTAATGGTTGCATTAGTTACTGCACCGCTTACAGGGACAGTAAATGGTACGCCCTGACCAATAAATGTATTAAATGTACCGTCTAAATTAAAATAAGCCTGTACAGGCAGGATATTTTGATCTTGCGTTAACGCTGGGCCAGTAGCCATATTAATCCTTAATAAGGAAATGCCATTACTATAATCGTATCGCCAGC